AACACTGACGCGCCGCTTCCTGTGATGCCGTTGAAGGGGCCGACGAGGGTGTACCAGATGCCGTTGAAGTATTGCAGAACGTAGTCGGTGTAGAGGTAAGGGAGGCTGAACGACGAGACACTGCTCGCGCCGTTTTGGATTTTGTCCGTGCCACCTGCTTGAAGGGTGAAGCCGTAAGCCGTGTTCTGAATGGCGATGTAGTTGATGGTGCCGTTTGCCGGAGCCGAGGGCAGGGTGAGGGTGAGCGCACCCGTAACGCCCGACGAGGGGACTACCGAGAACTCACCAGCCGTGACGGTGGGGTTGCTCGCGGTGTTGTGCGTGACGGTTGTAGAGGGCAGTTGCGACAGGACGGTGGCCTGCGTCGAGGTGATGCTCTTGCCCTGCACCTTTGCAACGGTCGAGGCGGTGGCGGTTCCAGTCACGTCACCCGACAGAGGGAGTGCGCCGGTCGATGAGTTTGTGCCACCGTTGGCGATGGGAAGGACGCCCGTGACGCCAGTGGTCAGGGGCAAGCCGGTAGCGTTGGTCAGGACTGCGCTTGAGGGAGTGCCCAGGCTAGGGGTCGAGGAAAGGGCAAACGTAGTCTGACCGTTGGCGTAGGTGACAACGATGTTGCCGCTGCTGTCGGTGTTGAGCGAGGCAACAGCAGACGCCCAGTTGCTTGTCGTTTCCGTAACACCAAACCAGTACGCACCTGGGGCAATCCAAATAGGGCTGTTCGCGCTTGCGCCGTCGATACTCTGACTGCCACCAATGCAAGGCCAGATGGCAAGCCAGTGAGTGCTGTCGACGTTATCAACCCAAACGGTCTGGCCGGTCGATGAGATGTAGGGCAGGTGAACACCCGTGCCTGAACCACCGTTGGTTGTAGCGGTCGCGCCAGAAACAATGTTGTAGTTGTACGTCAGCGCCGCCACGCTCGTCTGCGAAGAACCTGTGGCGGTGATGGTGCCAATGGTGCCAACCGTGCCGCTGCCAGCCGTGATGTTGGTGTTCGTTACCGAGGTGACACGTCCGTAGGCGTCAGTCGTAATAACTGGAACCTGCGTGGCCGACCCATACGTACCAGCGGTACCAGCGGTCGACAAGCCAATGTTGGCCGAGGTGCTGGTGCCGGAGTTGGTAATTGGTGCCGTGACAGCAATGACGCCAGAAGGTCCCTGAGCACCTGTTGCTCCAGTTGCTCCAGTGGGGCCTGTAGCGCCCGTAGCGCCTTGCGGAATGGTGAAGTTGAGTACGGCTGCGGAAGAGGTTCCAGAGTTCGTTACAGAGGCGCTGGTGCCCGCTGCGCCAGTGGTGGTGCTACCAACCGAAATGGTTGCCGCTGCGCCAGCCGCACCCGTGGGTCCAGCAGGACCGGTCGGACCAGCAGGCCCCGTGGCACCGGGCAAGCCCTGAGCAACGAGCGAATCGTCCAGTGTCCAATAGACGTGGGCGTTGGTGGAGTTCGGCGGGTACACCGAGGCGACGTAGTACAACTGGCTCGTAGGGATGACGGGGCTGGCGCTGGGTGTTTCCCACTGGCCGGGGCCACCGTTTGCGGTGCCGGTGTAGTACGGGCCAAAGAAGTTGGTGCCTTGGACCACGGTGACACCATTCGACGTACCACCCACGGTGGGCAGGGACGTGCCAGCGGTGGGCGGTGAGGCGAACAGGGATGAACTGCAGACGTAGACGGCCGCGCCATTGACGGCACCGGAAGGGCCGAACACTACACCTGAGAGAATCCCGTATGTGGTCATTAGATTACTGATTCACCTTTGTTGATAGCACCCTGAATTTCGTCCAGTTGCTTGCCCAGTTTCTTGTCACCTTGCAGACTCATGCCCGTCTCGACTTCCCATTTGGAGTCGGCACGTGATTCGAGTGCTGCTGAGCCTTCAACCGTTTTGGGCTGAAGTCCGTTCTTGCGTAGGCGTCGATACGCGTCTACGTCTTTGTGCATCTTCTTCGTAGCCCGCTCGGTGTAACCAGCGTCAGAGCGCGTGGGCATCGTCGATGGGGCGAAAGAGATTGAAGCAACCTTGCACCCGAAGCATCCTTCGGGGCAAAAGCCTTGGTTGTGTGGTCGTGCGGTCATGAGAAATGTGCTGCTCCGTACCCGGCGTTGAGAAGCGCCGTCTCTTCGGCCGAGGTAACGTACGTCGGCCCCATGTACACTTTAGTAATCCAAGGGTTCTGGATTACGACGGTCTTGGTTGGTTCCGGTGGAGACTGGCTGTAGTCGATGTAGTACGAAGTCGAGTACGGTGAAGCAGGATCGTCGGGGTTGTACGGGTACGGAACGTTTGTGTTGGTGATGCTGACAACGCCACCCTTAGGGTCGAACCCATTAGGCGTGTCCTGTACAAACGTGCCATCACTCAACGCAAAGACGTAGATGTAGCGAGGGCGATTCGGGAAGTAACGGAACAGCCGGTTCGCTAATCCGCCCACCCCCGGAAGGATGGGCGGATTGTCAAACGCGACAGGCGGAGTGAAAGTTGCCACTCCGTACTACTTTCGACCAGTTGCTCCGAGGCGGGTCGCTGCTTCCGTGTCCGTGAGGTTGCGGCCACCCGTGGTCTGAATCTCGGGTCGTGGCGAAGTTGCATCGCCAACCGGCATGTTCACACGGTTGCCACCCATCTGGCTCTGCTCAAGCAAAGTCGTAGGGCGGAAGTCCATTACGAACCCCTCGCGTGGCGCATCAACGCTATAGGCGGGGTCAAAACGACTGGGCATTAGTGGTCCTCTCGAACTCGGAATGGCATGACTTCGGGCTGAATGGTTGCAGCCGCGTACTCAATGTTGGTGATACCGGTAATAACTGGCGACTGCCAGCCGTCACGGTTGGTGTTTGCTTCGATGCCACGGTTAGCCGGGCCAGACGTTTCCGTTGAGGTCACGCTGGGCGGGATAATGCCAGTGTCAATAGTGTTTGCGGCGCCACTGCGGAGGTCGAACTCCGAAATGGTTTTGAATGCGGCGCGTGATTCCATTACTTCCACCTTGCGTCGACGAGCGAGCACTGACCGCAATAACATGGGTCAGAGGTTTCGCCCTTTACAGCCTTCGCGTCGTTGGCCTTAGCAGCAGCAACTCGGTCGTAGGTGCGACCCGGAATCTGACCAGCGGCGTCGAGGCCACGAGTCAGGCCGAGGCCTGTGGGTACTGTCATAGTTCCTCCGATGCTTGTTGCTCGGAAAGGGGGACGAGTACGCCGTTGAGGTCAGTGAGTCGGTCGCAGCGCAAGCAGTGGATTTCATCAATCCCTGCCTGCACGTCGAACGAACCACATGCGGCGCAACTACGCGGCCAAGGCATACTCGTCCCCTATTCCCGTGACTAAGCCAACGGTGAGCCGGACTCACCCAAGTTGACTGATGGGTCGTACTGCGAGTCGATGTCTCCACCGATGGTCGTAGCGTGCTCAATGCGCAGGACTGAGGCCTGACGGAAGATGCTGTAAGCACCCAGCCAGTACCAACCCAGCGGCACGTAGCGGCGCAGACGGTCGGTGATGGGACCGGGCACGACGTGTGGGAACGCGCCGTTGCCGTCGACCATCGAGTACGCCTTGGCGAGAGCCTGACGACCCAGGATGAGGGTACCGTAGACGTTCACACCGGTCAGCGAAGCCGAAGCCGTAACCGTACCAGCAGCCGTAGGAGCACCCACGGTCGAGGAGAAGGTGAACTGGTTGCCGTTCACGTAGGTCACGGTGTTCGTGCCCTGCAGCGTGGCCGTACCAGCCGTCAGCGTGGCGCCGATGGTGGGGGCAGCACCCGTGAAGGTACCAGTGAGCGAGCCGACCGAAACCGTACCGGCGAAGGCAGACTGAGCACCAGCGGCACCAGCACCCTCGTAGATAGGCGCACGAGGCGTCTCAATCCAACGAACGCCTTCGAAGGCACCCATCTCACCGGTCCAGATTTCACCTGGCTGCGAGTACGTGTGCGGGGCACGCCAACCCATGTTGTTCAGACCCGAGAACGTTTCGCCCTGAATGTCTGCAACGGTGTCGGGGTGCACGTAACCGATGTACATGCCACCGAAGGTAGGCACGTTCTGCGAGCGCAGACGGGCACGGGCAACGCGGATGTCGACGGAGCCAAGGGTGCTGGACGTAGCGACCGAACCACGAGCAGTGATGCTCGACTGAACGGACGAAGCGCCAAGGCCCGAACCGAACATGACGTTGGTACCGCTGTCAAGAGCAGCACGGGCAATCGTGTCGATGGACACACCAGCGTTGTAACCAACCACGTTGGCAACAACAGGGTCAATGTCCACGAACGAGGTGCCGCGCAACTTGGCAGTGGTCAGCACAGCATTACCGTATTCGGCCAAAGTCAGCGTGACCTGCGAGTCCGAGAGGGCAACGGTGTTTACGTCCTGCGATTCCGTCAGGGCCGAGGCCGAGATGGGGAGGTCGTTGACAATAGTGAACGTTACCGAGGCACCAGGCATCGACTGTGCAGTGGGCTGCACGTCAGCGGCGGCGTCAAAGTAAAGTTCGGGGCGGAGAGCAAAGTATGCCAGTCGATCATACGCTGCCTTGGAAAAGTCAAGAGCAGAAGTACTGTTCGAACCGGTACCGGTGTAAGCATCGGTACCAGCAGTTGTGTAGGCGTCAGTCGCCATTATGGGTGTTTCCTTTCAGGGAAGTTGAAAGGCTTAGTACATCCCCACACCAGAGACTCCGACCTTGCGGCCGATGTCGCTGTTCGCGATACGCATGACTTCCTCTACGCTACCCGCGTTCGCCAATGCCGCGAGGAACTCCTGCTGGGGGTCTGGCATTGCGCCAACCGTTCCAATAGTCGCACCCTGCGCCCGGCGAAGGGCTTCGAGTTCAAGGTCATTCGACGGTGTTGCCTGCTGCTGCGGGGTTTCCAAGATACCGTACTCACGGGCCTTTTCGCGAATTGCGTCTAGGTCTGCTTCGCCACGGTACGCATCACGGAAAAGATTTCCAAGAGGCGAATCGGGAATACCTGCTTTAGCCAGCAATACTTCACGCTTCTGATTCTCAAGTTCGTGGCGCATCTGCTCCAGTTCCTTGCGAGCCTTCTCAGCCTCACGCAACTGCTTCCGAATGTTCGGGTCTAGCGGTTGGTTGTGCTGTTCGTTCTCTTCAAATTCGTCGTCGTATGCCATGCAATCGCTCCTTGCGGGTACGCACTTTGCCAGAGGGTAACAAAGCGGAAAATCAATAAAACAGTTGATGCACGCTGGTACGCACTAGAGGTTGTGCAACCCCCTAATGGGTTCGGAAGCCAGCGCGCCTGCGGCCAAACAGGGCCAACTACCTACCTAAATTGTACAGTAGGCGACCCTTGATGTTACGCTAGGTCCGAGCAGAGCCCAGGCCTGTAACGCCCTTGGCGTTTTCTACGTAGCCACCACCTTTTTCAAACGGCGCGGTTTTGGCTTGTTCAGCACGTGCGACCTGAGTCTGAGCAGCCACCTGACTGGTACCGCCGAAACCTGCCAACTGGGAGGCGATAAGAGTGTTGGTGTTCACGGTGGGGGCAGACTGCCCAGGAAGGTTCCTGGTCAAAGCCACGTCGCGGCTAGCGTTAAGCAGCGATTGTTCGATTTGGCCTACACCGTACCCCAAGCCCTGGTTTCCAACGGTGCCAGTCAGCTTGGCCATGTCGGCTGCTTGTTCGGCGCCCGTCCGTGAAAGGCCCGTAAGGCCTACACGGCTGGCGTAGTCCTGGATTTCCGTTGAGGCCACCTGGCGCTGCATCGTCTGCAAAGCAACATTTGGGTTCATGAAGTAATGCATAAGGTTTTGCTGGGAAACACCGTATTCAGTCTGGAGCAGACGCTTTACGTTGGGGTCGGCGTTGGATACTGCAGCGTAAATGTCTGTGACTCGCTGCTGGTATTCGGCGGCCGAAACGTGGTGGTTAAGCAACTCTCCAACTTCTTGGGCGGTAGGCATTGGCGCACCGTACTGCGTGGCCGAATTTAAAATGGCTTGCACGTACGCGCTGTACTGGGTTTCGCTCATGCGGTTGGCAGTTGGCTGGTTGTTGTATGAGGTAAGGCCCGGGTATGCCTGTTCATAGTCTTGCCTAATCTTGGCGTCAACGGCGTTTCCAAGACCCGAAGGGATCTGCCCGCGCATAATGCCAGTAAGCAGTTCAACATTGGTCAAGTGATTGCCCTGCCTGGTGATCAACGCCAACACCGTGTTGGCCATCCAGCTCTTTTGCGTGGGCGTCAAGTTCCAAGATTCAATAGTGTTTTGAATTGTGTCAAATGCGTTAACTTCTTGCGTGGCCGTAACGCTCTTGAGTCCGGCCGTAATGCCCATTTGTACGTCATTTTTTAACGCAGTAATTTGAGCATTAAGGTCTTGGTATGCCAATGGCGGAACCTTGGCAAAGTTCCAATTGTTTTGTTCCAGCGTAGTAAAGATATTTTGCCAACCGGTTTTTGCGGCTGGGGTATCTATAAAACTCAAGTCATAATATGAAGCAGCGGCGGCGGCTACGTTTGGGTAGCTGGCAGCCAGCTGGTTCATTGCTTCTTCAAAATTGCTCTTTGTAATCGGAGCAGCGACACCTGTCGTTGGGTCCGTGTAGGTAAGCACGGTTTTTGACAAGTCGTTTTTGTTGCCGCTTGAGTCAACCTGCGTGGTGCTCAAACCAAGAATGTGAAGCAAATTGCTAAGTGGGATCTGAATAAAATCCTGGCTTGCGCCAAATGATGTAATACCAAAGCTGTTTGACGAACCAGCCGCTGGGGCGCCAGTTGTGTTAAGCGTTGTTTGGCCCACGACTCCAGGGGCGCCACTAAATCCAGTAGCGCCCGTTACTCCTGTAGGTCCTGTAGATCCGGCCATTAGACGCCCAATCCTTTCTTAAGGTTGCCAAGCATCATCTCTGCGCGAGCATGTGCTTCTGGTGTGTATGCCCAGCCAAACGCTGGTTCGTTGCGAATGTGATCCTGCCATTCGCCAATTGACATTGGCACAGGTCGGCCCGTCTTGGGGTCACGGCTCCCCATCAAAGCCGCCTGGGACTTAACGTCATTAACAAAATCTGGCTCAAAATTTTCGCCAAGCATTTGCTTTGCAACTTGACGATACGGGTCAAGCAAATATGCCGTTGGTATGCCATTGGCAATCTGCTCAGCAAACGATGGGTACAGGCCCTGCGCTGCTGTCTTGAGATAATTTTCAAAAGCGCCAACCCGTCCAGCATCGGCGCCGTCACCAGCAATTTGCTTAATAGTTTCTTCGCTCATGGGCACCTGATAGTTGTGAGCCATTTGTGCCAATTCGGAAAAGCCCATGACCTTTTCGGCCGGGGCCTCGGGTGTTGGTGTGTCTGTCACCGTTCCTCCTAGTTACCGTACTTGTTTGGCAGTGAAGCCAAAGCGTGTTGAATAAAATATGCCTGGGTCTTAAATTGCGGGTCCGCGGCGACTTCTTGGCACCAGTTGTACCACTGGTTCTCAAGGCCCGTGGCGCTGCCGTTTCCGCTAATTATTGCCTGCACCTTGGACACAGCCGAGTCGTAATTTTCAAGAAGAAACGCAAACTTTTCCCGGTCGGTTTTGGTCATGATGTTTTCTGTAACCAATGGGTCCTTAACCAAGGAGCGCATTTCGTTAATAGAGTTGATCTCTGCGTTGTACCGAGATGCACCCTGGAAGTTGGCAAGCCACGTTGGGTTCATCGAGCGACCGTAATTCAATGCCTGGTCGTTCAACGCCTTGTATTCCTGGTAGCCAATGTTTGTGCCCGGGGCCATTCCGTTACCACCAAAAGCAGGCTGAGCGGCCAAATAGTTGTAGTAATAGTCATTGCCTGCGGCCACAAGGATTGCGTCCAAGTATTGCTGTGGGGTATCCTTGGCTCGAAGGTTAAGAGAAACCTCAAGCGTGTAGGCCACAGGCGAGTACTTGCCGTTGCGGCTAATGGTGTAGGCAAAAGCGTACGGGTATTTGGCAGCAAGTTGCTGGCCTTGCACCGTTGACAGAATTGCCGCACTTGACACCGTTTCTGGGTACGGCGTGTAATTGCTGGAGCTGTGGGCAACAAGGTCAAAAATGTTGTTGGGGTATTCAACCGCAAACTTATTAGCCGCTTCGGTAAAGGGCATGCGCGCCGACAGCGCCTGAAATTCTGGGCTCTTTGAGAACTGTTCCTGAATACTTAAAGCCGCAGGGGAAGCAAACGCCAATACGCCCTTGACAAGCATCATCATGACAGCTGCACCGCGAGCGTGGTCCAAGAACGTTTGGAAGTTCTGAGGATTGTTGAAGTAGTCAGAAACATACAAGTCAGCTTGTGCACGAAGGAACGCAATCTTTTCGTTGGGGGTCCATGGTCTGCCGGTGTTGGGGTTTGTCTGCTCCAACGCTTTTTGGTAGTGCTTCCATGCCAAGTCATATTGCTGCGAGTACAGGTTGTCCAACGCATTGTTAAGAACCAAGTTTTCAGTGCTTCGCATAGCAGACGTGTTTAGGTCAGTAATGCCCGCAGCGTTTGCCAGCGCGACCGAAGCGTCCAAAAGGTTGCGGCCAATGGTGCTTGGAAAGAAGTCACTGTACAAAGACGAGTTGTTTGAGACTGGACCAAGGATTGCCGCCAAAACTTTTGTGGCCAAAACGCCTGAGCTGGTTGCTCCGCTAAACATCTTTTCGGCAATCTTCAACGGCATTGTGACTAGCGGGCCCCACGATGGGCGGAACAAACCAAGGGCACCAGCAGCGCCGCTTTCTGATCCGGTGGGCACAACCGATGCAATTGAACCCGGGTCAATGGAAAGCCCAAAGCCAAGGTGGCCAAATGCGCCGTTTGTAAAGCTGCCGACGTTGCCGCCAATTACACCAGCGTTGCCCAAGAACGTAGATCCTGGGACAGCAATACTTGGGTTATTGCCGCCAGCCGAAGCATTGCTAATGTAATTGGTGACACCAAGGCAAAGTTTCAAGTATCGCTCAAACGCGCCTGGGTCATTGCGAAGCACGCGGAAAGCACGACGCCATGCCTGGTTCTGGGCAAAGTAGAACGGCGCAAGCACGCGCATGTTTACTTCCCACAAGGTCTTGTCTTGTGGGTTGTGAACGTATTTGTGCATGTTAATAAACGCGTCACGGTCTGCAATCATGTGAGCCGTTGGTTCGTCAATCAAGTTGCGTTCAATAAGCGGGCGCAAACGCTCCATCTGCAAATGCTGTTCAAGCAAGAAGATTGGTTCGCGAACCATCTTGTTTACAATTGGCCCAAGGACTGCGTCGTGTCCTTTTTCGGCTACACGAGTAATAAGGTCGGACATCGAACCTTCAACAAGGCCGCTGTGGCCGCCGATCGAAGGGATGTCTTCAGGGGCAAGATTGCCCATCTTTCGGACATCTTCGCGGAAGTCTTCAAGGCCCTTAAGCTTGTCTGGGTTTGCCGCCTGGGTTACAAGTGCTGGGTGGAAATAGTGGTCAACGTATTGCAACGTGCCATTGTTGTCCTCAAAGTAACCGCTACCAGAAACGCTGGCAATAGCGTTTTCGGCAATGACGGCAGCCCACTCTTCGTGCGCGTTGCTGCGAGCAAACTTGCTTGTTGGCGGGATGCGGCCCGTGTCGCGCTGGAAACGGGAAACCTCTTCTGGCGGCAATGCCTCGATGGTTTCAAGAGCCTTCTTTTCCATTGCTGCCCGCAACGCGTCAACTTCAGTTGGCCCTATGTACTTAACGCCTTGGCGAATAATTTCTTCGCGAGTAAACCCAAATTCATCTTCTGGGCTGGTAATTGCACCGTGAACAACTGCTTGCTGAAGGCCATAATTGTACAGCCATTCTTCCATTTCTTTTGAAACAGGAGCAAGCAACGGGTCGTTGGCAATACGAGCAATCTGCATGCGCAAGTCTGACTCGTAATTAGGGGCGCCAGGCATTGACAATGCAACGCCATTGCGTCCGTGCTTGGTTGACGGAACCCATTCGCCATTGTCGTTTTTTTCAAGAAGGATGCCAGACATTGTCTGCTCAACGGTCTTTTCATCAAAAACATCGTTCTTGGAACTGTGAACGCCACCGGGCAAGTGTCCATCGTGTCGCATGATAGTGCCGACAAAGTCGTCAAGCATGCGGTTGCGCTTTGCCTGATCCATGCCAAGAATCAAATTCTTTTGCATGCCTGTAAGGACACCGGCAACAACGTCGCGAATCAGCTTGCCTTCGTACGAATCGCGAACGTAAGAATTTAATTCTTCCACGCTCATCTTTTGAGGGTCGAGTCCCTGTTTGGCCAAACGGGCAACAACTTCGTCTACCTTTTCACGGAACAAACGAGCGCCATACGCTTCATGCTTGGCGATCGAGGCCATGACTTTTGCATCAAAAGATTGCCAGCCGCCAAAACGAAGACTGTTCAACATGGCTTCTGAGGCGCCTACGCGCAGGGCCCAGCCACCAGAAAACAAAGCCATTGGCACAAAAGTGCGGCTAAGGAATCGATTGAGGGCGTCAGCCGTGTATTGCCAACCCATGATGTACGGGCTGCGCTTGCTGTACAAACGAGCAAGCTCTGTCTGCAAATTGGTTTCCGGTTTTTCGGCAAGAATTTCTTGGAAATTTTTACGGTCAATGTTGGCCGAACGAATTCTCAAAGGAAGGTCTTCGGAATTGCCTAGGTAGCGGCTTTCCATAAAATTGTCAAAGACATTGTCCAGCAGTTCTGAAGAAAGCTTGTTTTTCATGCCGCTCAAAACGGAAGCAATAACAGAATGACCAAAATTTATCATTAAGTTTTCTTTGCCCGCTTCGGAAACAATTGGCGACAAAAGGTCCATTGTTCGTACCGCCAAAGATTCGGCAAAAAATTCGTCAACGCCGTGAAGCCAATAGTTTCGCCCATACGCGCTCATGGTGTAACCGGACAAGCGCGTAAAATCAATTGTCTTTGGATCAATCGGGTTGGTTCCGTTTACGTCCAAAATGTGATTGATGTAATCCATTTCCTCGCCATGAGAATGTACCCATCCAAGGGGAACGTTATCTTCTGTGTCTTTGTTCATGTAATCCCAAAGCGGGTGTTCCTGGAAAAACTTCTCTCGTGCGCGGTCAAAATCGTTTTCCATTTGCGCAACGTATTCTTCGGGAAGGTACGTGGAGAGGTGGTGGAACAATTCATGATATACACTGAAATCAAAATTTAACGGGGCTTCAAGTGCGGCGCTGTAAATGTTTAATATTTTTTGACCAAACATGTACGACGCAAATGCGTCTGGATTGTTGCTACGAACCATAGCAATGACACCCGCAAAAAATTTTGGTCCGATTCGGTTTACAAAATCAAGAAGTTCTTTTTCGTAATTGTCTGTTTTTTCGGCAAAGAATTTTTCAATAGCGGCCATTTCTTCAGGCGACGACGACTTAAATGTTTCCCGAAGTTTTTCAAGATCTGCTTTTTTTACAAGATCTTTATGCGTCTCAACAAGGTCTTTAATAAGCCGTTCGCCTTCTGGCGACGTGTCTTGTCGAGCGCGAATAAAACTGTCAATTTTTGGAGGCGTGAAAATAAAATCCCGCTTCATTCCTTTGGGCATGTACCCCTTACGAAGCACTTCGCTCAAAGACCCAACATTCCATCGAGCTTCTTTAAGGTCTTCGGCAAGCCCAGCTAATTCACGCAAACTATAAACCGGAGATGCAAGAGGGCTTTGCATTGAATTTATAAATTGGTTCGTTGCCGAGATTTTTCCACGAACCTTTTCAAGCTCGTCCATCAAAAATTGTGGCGACGAAACGTTCAGGTCAAATCCAGAATGGGCGGTAATAACTCTGCTTGAAAAAATGCGCGTGTTGTTGAACGCAGCAATTCGGTCTTCAATTTCGCGCTTTTGCTGAAACAAGAAACGCAGCTTTGCTTCAAAAACATTAGCCGCGTGAACAAAATGCTCAACTTCGGAAGGCTCGGGCATTGATTCGCTCGCCCCGAATTCGTACATTGGGCTAAGGCCTCTTTTAAGAATTTTTGAAAGTTCGGCTTCGGCTTCTTCGTAGCCGTCAATAAACTTACCCTTTTTAAGCGGCGGCTCCGTTGTCCACTTTTCAATGTCTTCCCGGTTGTGATCAATGATCATATTTTCGGGTTCGCCTAATTTACGGGCCCCACCTTCAGACATGGTAATCGCAGATGCATCTTTTTCCCCGGCAATGGCGTGCAACGCTTGAAGCAAGGCTGCACGGGCTTCTTTGTTCTTTGCCCCAAGGTTGTGGATTGTAAACGACCCGTCTCTTTCGGCAACATAACTAAGAACACCAACCATGCCTTCGATTTCGTCACGGGCAACAACAATGTTTGAAGGCAAGCGGCCAAACTGCCGTTGAGCATTAAACCGCTCAAGGGCGCGGGCCATTTGATCCAGGGTTTCGCTTGTGCCGTTAACAACCGTTCCTTGCATGATTTTTTTAAATTCAGCAGCAAAGTGTTCATTAACAATTTCATGAAGTAAATAAGCGTGGGCAACGTCCGCTGGCGTATCGTTAACGTAAGCGTTTTTTCCCTGAAGCTTGTCCAGCCATGTTGGGTCATCGGCCAAACGTTCTTTTACATATTCGCGAAATTTTTCAGCGACTTCTTTGGCGCTGCCATCTGGGCCAACCTTAAACGGATTGGCCCATTTTGACCCTTCACCAACAAACACAGAGTCTTTAGGAATAGCAAGACCGGGCTTAGTTACATAACCGGCTTTAAACCCAAGGCCTATTCCATAACCTTTTTCTTTATTGCGAATTGATTCATCAATCAAATGTTTAATAACGTCACCATGGCAAGCCAACGGCGAGCAGTTGCAGGAAATGTTTTTGCCCTTAAGCGGGTCCAGCCAATCCGGTTCTTCAGCCAAACGCTTTTTTGCGTACTCATAAAACTTTTCAATAACTTCTTCACGGGTTCCGTCCGGGCCAATCTTAAATGGATTGCCCCATGGCGTTCCTCGCCCAACATATATGGCGTCTTCCGGAGCGTCCTTTTTGTTAAAAACGCCCTTAACCGAAATTGCTTCTTTGAACTTTTGACCCATTGTTTTGGGTGAATCGCCGCTTGGGTATTGTGCCCGCTCTTCTGGCGTTAAGGCTTTTTGAAATTCGGAACGAATATCAGTAAGCAACTGGCCAAGTTTGTTTTGCCCAGGGGTGCCAGCGCACTTGCCACAGGAACAATCGCCCCACGTATTGTCGTGCCAGGTGTTTACCTCAACAAGTTTTGCGTCACCAGTTTGCAACAACAAATCGCGCATGCCCGGTTCGCTAAACTTTTGGCGCACCAAGTTTTTCATTACGTCTTCGCGTATTGAATTCCAATCTTCGCGCAATGGGTTTTTGCGGCCAAGCCTACGTGCAGCATTTGGGTGATTGGCGTTGCGAATTTGTTCGCGCAAGTCTTTGTCGGTTGTTTTGGCTGCTTGAAATGCGTGCTCTACCGTTGGGTATGTCTTGCCTTCAAACACAACGGGCGACTCATGGAAGTTGGAAAGGAATCTAAATTCGCCCTTAAAACCGTTTTCTTCTAATTCAATTTGTTTTAGGGTAAGTTCGCGTTTATAATTTTCGGAAGCCTCGCGCAAACGCGTAGCTTGCTGTTTGGTTTCTTCAACAAAATCGTCATGCTTTTCGGCCGCAACGGGATCGCTAATCTCGGGCTCCGAAGAATAATGGTCAACTTCTCCATTGAAATTTTCTGAATCAAGAATTTGCTGTTTTAATTCTTCGGGGTAATCGGTAAAGTCGTACCGATCTTCGGCTTTGACGTTTGCGTAAATATGACGTTCTTTGATGTATGGCTTAGTTGCGTTTTCAACAATTCCGTCGCGCGAAACACGCGCATACTCCGCCAAACGAAGCTTTTGTTCCAAGCTCAAAAGCCGTGGTTCAATTTCTTTACCTGCCAGCGTGGTGTACAAAACGCCCGAGATGCGACGCATCTCTTTGGCCAAACCACGAAGTTCTGCGGCACGTGGAATGCGCAGTTCGCCAAGGTGGGTAGAACCAATACCAGCGAATCCTTCAAGGCCAGTCTTGGAGTTGCCCACGCGTGAAAGGACGCGGCCCTCCTTACCGGCTACATACAAGCCGCGATCGCCACCGCCGTCAAGGCCGGTCAGCTTCATAACTTCTTCCCAGATTTTGTTACCCATGGTGTGGGTCAAAATGCCAAGTTCGCCCTTTTCAAGACCAGCAACGGCGCGACGCATGGTGGCGTAATACATTGCCTGGCGGTATGCATTGATGTATTCCTGCGGCCCTTCGGCGTGAAGCAACAAGTCGCCAACAGCCTTAACGGCGTCTTCGTGCATAAGGGATGAACGCAAAAGGTCCATGATTGCTGGAATGGCGTTAACACTGCCTGGGCGAATAATTTTGTTTTCGATCTTGCCGGTCAGCTCATCAATGTACGATGAGTCGCGGGTAAAACGCGTGGCCAGCCAACGAAAGAATGCAGCGGTGCCACGAATGCTTTCGTCAGGCAAAGCAAACAACAAAGCGCTGTTGGGCTTAATGTCAACGCCTGTTTCTTCGCGAATGACTTTCCATACGGACTGAATAAAAGCACCGTCGGAATTAAGCAGATTACCCAGAATGTGAAACCGGCGTCCAAGGTCGCCCTTTAGTTCTGCCTTGAAAACTTCGTACATGCTCATGGTGGGCATCATGCCATTTACAATGCTGCTGCCTTCAGCTATGTCACGGAAAACCGCAAGGACCCCCTCTTCCGTGTTTGCTTCGCCCAGTCGCTTAATAAGCGTTCCAGCCTTAACGCTTTTGTCGGCAGAATCTTGAAACGTGTTGCGGAATGTATCCAAGATTTCCGATGCGCTGTGACTGGCAATGTAGTGAATTGCATTGCGCACACGTGCGTATTGCTGGTACGCAAGGTCAACGTCGTCCGCGTTACGAATGCCAAGTCCGCTAAACCAAGCACCCAGCTTGCCAGTAAAACCAGCAAACGATCGTGAAGTGTGCAAAACTTTGCCGTACGCGCCCAATGGGTCGGTACCAAGCCATTTGGTGTAAAAATCGGTCAAACCGGACACCGGAGCGAAGAAAGGGTTGCCCTTGTCGATGCCAAAGTACTGGGCCAACATTTGGCCATCAGTGCCAATTATTTTGCCATTTGCGTCATAGGCATTTCCGTCACGTGTCTTATTCCAAAGATCAATCAACGGCTGGTCATTGCTGTTAAGAACATTTTCTTGATTCACCAAATACATGGCGTTTAAACGAACGCTGGACGTGGCCTTGCCTGCCAATCGAGCGGTTTTCATTAAATAACCCAAAGGGCGGAATGCTGCCTGCGAAGCAAGGTCCGCCAACTTGTATGCAGTGCCTCGGTCGGTGCCTGCAAACTTGCCCGATTGCAATTCGCGTTCGGCGCCAATCTTAAGGCGCTTTAAAATTGCCTGCGTGCTGCGTTGTTCTGCGGCTTTAATGGCAGCTTGGGTTTCTTCGTCTAGCGTCTTCCCCGCAGCTTTTGCTGCATTACCCATTGCAACCAATCGGCTGTCTTCCGCCATTTGTATTGACGCTTGAAGCGCTTCGGCATTTACCGCGGCAACAGATGCGTCGGTTGACGCGCCATCGGTTGCAAGCCCCGCAAGGATGGATGGAAGCATGTAGGAAATTGCATAATTCCAACCACGCTGAGCAGCCAACGACTCGGTAAATGCCATTGTGTGCGACATCAGTTGGTATGCGTTTTGCTGGCTCCACGGATCGATCAGGCGAGTTACGCTAAGCGCAACGTTGTTTGCGGTGTTGTAAGCATCGCCAAGGCCTACAAGTGGATTCGCTTGAAAACCGTTTGGCCCAAAAAAACCAATAGTGGCAATTTCGTCAGTGGTTAACATTCCTCGCAAAGCAATGTTTTTTCCCCAATCGGCAAGGCCCACAAAGCCTTGGCCAACCCCACTTACTTTGTCCATAATGTTGTGGCCTATTGACCCCCAGAATCCATACTGGGCTTCATCGGCAGCAGTTTGCTGCACGCTGTTATTTAAAACGTTGTATCCGTCTTTAACAACGTTTGTTGCGGCGTCCCACAAACCTGACGGGGCACCTTGCAAAAAATTGCTTGCGCCTCTCCATGCATTTGACCACATGCCCGAAACGTCATTTGTGAAGTGGCCCCAACCGCCATCGTTGTTTGCATACCCGTGTACGTATCGACCGATCTGGTTATACGCAGTCAAGTACTTAACGGCATTTGAAATCTGGGTAGGGCTTGCATTGTCCATGCGAGCAAGGCTTGCAATTGTTGAAGGGTTCTGGGCAATCAATGGATTGATTGAAGCAATGCGGGCAAGGCCGTGTTGTTGCGTTGGGCTTAGTGCATTCATGGCGTCGGAGTCAATATTCTCCTGCGCCAAAGCAATTGCCTTTTGGCCAATCGGGCTTGTTGTTGGCGTGTCTTGCTCTAATGGGATTCCATTGATTGAGGGCATTTAGCTCCTAAATTCCAAGAGCACGGGCTGCGTTAGCCATGCTGTTCATAAGTGATGTTGCACCAAGGCCTTGCGAACCCATTGACAAAATTTGGCTCAGGGCTGGGGGTTGCGTTTGCGATGGACCAGCGCCAGGGCCAAATGGCAAACCCGCAGTAACGGGTTCGTTGGGGCGCTGCGTAGGAGCAATGTACGGAATGTCACCCGGCTTTACTGGTGGGGCCGATTGCATCTGCGCCATTGGTCGAGGGGCGGGAGCGGCAGCAACCGGGGAAGAACCCATTGGCACGATTTGCTGCGCTTCCCGCTGAGCTGTGGCCTTGCCGTACTCTTGGTTGGGCACGGTGGAAATTGGCATGTTTAAATCAGAACGATTGCCGTATGCCGTACCCGGGGTTCCCTGTCGACGGCCGCCGTGACTTTTGCGTGGCATTTACTACACTCCTGCTGGTGCTGGTGCTGGTGCCATGGCGACAGCGGGTGCCATGCCCCCCTGCGGGGGCATTCCTCCCTGCGGTGGCATACCGCCACCACCGCCACCAAGCTGTCCAAGCAAATCCTGAAGGCTGGGCTTGCCCTGTGGCTGTGCGCCCTGGATTGGGTTTTCTGGGCCAACAGCCAAACCAGGCTGCTGCTGAGCCATGGGTGCCTGCTGCTGTTGCATTGCCTGCGCTTGTGCTTGCTGCTCTTCTTGCATTTCTTTGTGAATTTGGGCCACAGCTTCTTCCAACGTAGTGTGGCGCTGGTTCTTGGCCTGAGCAATGCGGGCAATAATGCTAGGGTCTAGCGACCCTTGGGCGGCTTGCTGTTCAAGGCCCGTAAGAAGCGCTTTACGCAAACCTTCAATTTCAACCAAGTCCGCTTCACGCGCCGGGTCTTTGATCGCCGGGTCCATGTTTCGTGCGGTTTCATTGGACATAATGCCCATGCCAACACGCTGTCCAATAGCAACCACCATAGAATCGATGTCGCTTCCCGGCATTGGGTAGACAACTTTTGAAACGTCCGTTTCAAAAGTTTCTTTAGGCGTGTAATCAGGTCGTGCAATTTTTCCGTCCGTTCCAAAGTAAAACATGCTTGGCTTGTTGCCATAGTACGCCTTCATAATCTTTACTGCGCGACTGTTTTCCAACTCCATTGAGTTGGCCAAGATTTCCTGGTACTCCTGAAGCGGCATGTCAATCGCGGAACCAAGAACGGTAGCACCACGGCGAGCGGTGCGGATGTTAGAACCAGATTCACCGTTGAGCTCTGACGGAATGTTACCCGTCATACGCTGAGCGCGCTCAAGGTTGCTTATGGCAATTTGGGCGTCTTGGGTCTGTTGGGGGTGGATAATTTGAATCTGTCCCTTGTCAATAACTCCTCTAATACCCATCTTGCCATCGGCTTCTTGGATAATTCGGGGACTCGTGGGTGCGTTGGCAGAGGAAACCACCCATTCGTCGGGAAAGACATTCCGGAAAACGGCGATGGTGTTAAGTGCGTCAAGTTTGGCCTCTCGTTGGTACATGCCGAGCATCTGGTCGAACTGACCCTGCAAGCGGTCAAGGGTAATGCGACCGGCAATAACGACAGGGCAAACCTCGGCACGGTTGGGGATGCGCTCCAGAATGATGTTGGAAGCACCACCCTTGCTTACTTCTTGGCTGTACGGTGTAGCCTTAGGGCGGTCTGCGCCGACGGCAACCATAACGGTCTCGTTGGCGTCCATGTACTCAAGAATCTGAAACAGGTCAGACTTACCCTTGTCGCCCTGATACAACACGCTCATCTGGCGTGGGTAGTTCTCTTGCAGCCATCCAAGGGGTCGGCGGTCGGCAAAGATGCAGTCGGTCGGCTCCATGTTGTCAGGGTCAATCATGGGCGACGGGAATGTGGCCAAAGGGTTGCGTACGCGCCAGAACGGAATCTCTCGGCGGTCGCTGGGGTCGAGGGCCACGGGCGAAAGCGAAATGGCTGACATGCCGTAGGCGGTCAAGTGACGGGCACGACGGCGCACCTTGGTGGTCATCTTGTTCATGTCCCACCAGCCAAGGTTTGCCAGTCGGCGGTCGTGCGCCTTGTTCTCGGACGCCTGGATGCCGTTGCGAAGAGCAGGGTATTGAATGTCTGGCAAAACCGACGCCACGCGCATGGAGAACTGGTCAATACCCTGAGCGATAAGGTTAGGAATGGCGGGGCGCTCAGCTTCGTCCAGCTCGGGCAAAGGCACAATGACATCGCCGTTGTAGTGGTCGCGGACTTCGGCCATGCGCTTAAAGGTGCCCGAACGGCTCATCTGCCGTTCCTGGAACATAGAAACGATTTGGCCTGCAGCCTTTTCGTTGTCAAGGGCCAATGCCATGTATTACCTCAAGTTCGCTAGTTGGGTGTTGCGTACCCACTTGGGGCGCCATGCCTGGACCGCAATGGATCGTGGCTGGTGCAAGTTTGGAATGTTCCATTCAAAGAACCATTCCGCCATTACGCAGTCGTCTGTACGCCCGTGAGGGTACTTGGTTACCTCGTCAATAAGATGCATCGACCGGGTTTTGCCTTCACCCTTACCCATCAATCTTACACGACCAAATCGCCAATGTTGGGAAATCGTCGTAACACCATAATTTGGGTCACTTTTGTTACTGGTGGTATTGTGAGGAATTACTTCGACGCCGCTGAGTTGCCGCCATCTTTTGAAATGGTCGTACTGGAGCATGAATCGCTGGGCGGCATTTTGTTCAATAATCCACCACTGTATCGGGAAACCGATACTGGTCGATAAACGCTGCCATTCTTCCATGACCCCAGTGAATTCACCGAGATTGTAGTTGTATTCCAAAAACTCCGGGGCTTCCATTTTCTTGCGAATAAGGTCAAGCAAAAACCGTTGTTGGCTTTCAGGATGGTATAGCCAGCATTGAATCGACCAATAGTTAGTTGGCGACGGGTCTGCCGTGGCGATAACCATGCAATCGGCTGGATTAAGCCCCGGGGGTGTCTCCCAACGGTCTCGATCTTTGTCAATGCACCCCACGCTCCCTCCGTGTCCGTAGACCCATTCATTCCGAACCAGCGTCTCATCTAGCGCAATGTCTTCTTGCTGGTAGACGACCGCAAAGCGTTCACCACGGTTTGACATAAGATTCGATACTTCGCGCCATGGGAGTCGACGGGGGTCCAAAAGGCAACCCTTAGGATACGCTTCAGATCCTCTTTTGTGGAAAGCGGGGTCGCATCGATCTTCGTAATGGGCACGGTACAGCAGGTGCTTGTACTTCTTGTCGTGTCGGAGACTGGCGATTTCATCATCGGTAAGTTCGTCAAGTATTTCATCTTCCTCCAAGGGCTGGATCATGTCCAGCGCAAAGCGATATAGGTCATCAGGAGCAAGTCGCTGGCCAATAAGGGCAAGCATGCCAGCGGGTTCCAGACGAGTCTCGGCCACGTCTTGGTACCAGTCCTCCATGGCTTCTCGCTGTTCAGCACTTCGTACTTTACGAGGGTCCACAAGGTCGTCCCAAAAACAACCATCAAAGCGGCCACCAATAAAACCTGAGTCCATACCGTAAGCACTGAGCGTTGGTTCTTTTTCTGAGATAGCACCGTTTTCTTCGGGCTGCATAACAATAAATGCTTCATTGGTCCAAAGCTCTTTTTCCAAAGGCTTAAACCGGCCAAAGTCAAAGGCTAGGGTTGATTCGGCGTCGACCGCTTGGCCACGGGCTTTAAGGTTGTCATCGGCCAATTCAGGAATGACACGCTCTAGGGAACGGCGAACGCGCATTAGGTTTCGCTTAGCCAGGCTCATTGTGGCCGATCCAGTCAGCAAACGCACTGCTCGGTTTCGGCAAATGATCCAGCACGTCAAATCGTGGAGCAGGGTCGTTTTACCAGAACCCGGGGGCATGTTCATGACCACGTATTCTTTTTGCTCAGACTCTAAGAGCTTGACCAGTTCAGTACCGGCTTCTTCTTGCCACGGCGTGGCAATGCGCCCAAAGTACCGGCGCCGAAAATACCCAAAATCCTCTAGGGCCAGCTTGGCTTCTTCGCACAAACTGTCGTATGGCTTGGGCCCTTCAAGCTTGGCTTCTACTTTAAGTTCTCGGTAGTTGGACGCTGACGTGTCCATTTGATCTGTCGCTTTTAGCGTTTGGGCGGCTTTTTCTACGCGGTAAGCCGTAGCTTCCGAAAACTTTGCTTTGCGGGCGCTGTCGGCAATGGAGAAACCAGCCGTGCGCGCTTCAAAGTATTTCTTGCGTTGGGCGGGAGTAACAGCCATTAACTATTTAATGCGGTCGTCAGCAGTCCTGCTACTCGATACGTTGGAGTATTCCCGTAAATTGTAAAGACACCGCCCCCGCCGTCGCTGTAATCACTGACAGCGACGACGAGGCAGTAGTCCTCGATGACTGGCATTTTCCACTCTTCACTTTTATCAAGGTCGTGGTTAATGGTCGTCAAAAACTTCGGAAGGTTCTCATCCAACCATTGCCGTAGCGAGGTTGCGATTGAGTCCTCGGAAGGCATTAGGCCTGGGGTGTCTCGGTGGGAGCAGCAGGAACAACCGGAGCGGCAGGAACGGCTTCTGACTGAGCCAGGATGTTGTTAATGAAATGAACCGCAGCAATGCTGTCCGCTTCCAAGCTGTGCTTCTTCAGAAAGTGCAGGGCCTCAAGGGCAGCCGCAAACAATGCGGGCACCGTAAAACTGATGGCCTGTACAACAGGGTTTAAGTTGAAGCCCGGGTGAATCAGGGCAACAATGGCGGTAGCCCCTGACAACAGGGCCGTGATGTGTGTGCTGATGTGCTTGGTCATGTATTCAGTATACACAAAAATCCCCACCAGTTACGGTGGGGATTTTTGTGGAAGGGTTTTGTGTGAGCGTCCTGAGGAGGGACGTTCCCAGTGTATCACGGGTGGGACCGTATGTGTGCAAAGGGGTAAAAAAATTTTTAAAGCACCGGGGTGCAAACTTGCAAAAAGGCCCCGTCCGGAGACGGGGGCCAATTTGCATCTATGAGCAAGACGGATCGCAATGTAGGTACAAACATTATATCAGATGGAGGGCAGAGAAGGGGGGCCAGTGTGCCGCCGAATCTCATACAATTTGAATCAGTAGGCGTCTGGGGCCGGAGGGTTATCGCTAATGGGCTTGCTCTCGAACTTCGCCGCAAGCGCCGCGCAACCGGGGCAGTTACACATCTTGTCGCAGCCGCAGGTGATACACATTGTTTTTTCCTTTGTTTAAGAGTACATACAAGTGTACCAGCGGTGATCCCAAAAAGTTACGCCAAAAGGTGTTGCACCGCGGCCTCGGTGGTGTATCATGGGTATATCGCCATTGGCAGCGGTCGTGGGTGGGAGTCCCCGCGGAGTGTGAGTTCCTAGGAATACTCGCCGCAGTTACCCGGTTAGAGCGGGATTCGGTTGGCGCACCCTGAATGCAATTTGGTTGCTTTGGGGAAGAGTTGAGGAGTTGCATTGCTCCACAAACAGTCCTTGCGCCGTGCGGAACAGGTATTGCAGACTCTTCGGAGTTGAGGGAAATGCGGGCAGAGTTGTGAGCAAACGATACTAGCCCCCATAATCCCGAGGTAGAAAACCTTCCGCCGCGGATGAAACCCACTGATAGTACTTTTGATAGATACAACGCATAGCCGCGGCCGCGACCGCGGCGCCTGGCTTGGTGACGAGAATGACAGTTTTCGGTAGAGGGGATAACAACTCTTGGTAGCAAGACGGGCTCGGCACACACCCGGTCAAGTCGCTGGTAAACACAGAGTTTTTTTCCACACCAGAATATGTGCGCCTCGCATTTTACGGAACCTACCCGGTTCCATATCCTCCCGGGCAAACTTGGAAGGGATACCTTCCAAAGTTTGCAGTTCCGCTTGCAACCAGCCAGAATGAGAAACAAATTGGAGGGGAAGGCGTTGGATTAGCAAGACGGCTAAAGCCGACTAATCCGGGATCCTCCCGCTAGTAAGACGCCGACGGGGGCGTCGTCATCTTACTGCACGGGCCCCTCCCGGTTCATGGGTGTCGCCCTAAATTTGCAGCCTGCATTTACAACGCACGTTTGCGAGGGCGTAAACCCAACGATCCGTAAGTTCGGGGAAACCCCTCTCTAACGGACTCGGTAGGTTTCACACCCTTTGAGCAAACGCACGTTGTTGCAGGCTCAAATTTACCAAATCTCGCAATTTGGACGGGCGCCACCGTCCGGCTGGGAATCGCGGCGAGCGGCCCGGCCCCAAGGGGCCTATGGTTTGGTCAGTCCCAAAAGCGGACTGACCGCACCTATGCCGCTACGGCTTGTCCGAGGGGGGGAGTAAACCCCCCCCATCGGCCTACGCCTGTCGCCTACGGCCAAACTCACACACAGTTGGTTCCACGGTACGGGATAAATTTCGCGTGTCAATCCGTAAACGGACGGGAGCCTGCATTGCGCCCCTGCGGGGCACAATTCTTAGCAGGCTTCTCAGAAACTTTTCACAATTACGGCCCCCCGCAAGCGGGGACCCCCCGGAATTCTGAAAACTTCCTGCGACGCGTTCCGCGCCCTGTTGACACACGAAATCCACCCCCTTCGCCGCCCGCGCCAACGACGCACTGCGTCGTTGTCACGTTCGCCTCGGCCGTTTGCTAAGCCCCACACGTTCGCTAGCGAACGTGAGTGGCAAAGCAAACGCCGTCCTCCTGTCCCAACTATGCGTGAGATGCGCGCATAGGGAAAGAGGATGAGTATGGGAAAGTTTATAACGATTCTGGTTTGTGGGAGTCGCACGTTCAAGGACGAAGCCTTCATGCGGAACAAGTTGAGCAATGTAATTGCCGACCTCGGCGTTGAGGCAACCGACGTGAAGTTGATCACGGGTGGCGCTGCAGGTGCCGACACGATCGCTGAAAAAATCGGCCGTGGGTGGAAGTGGGAAGTGAGCGTGTTCAAAGCCGACTGGACAGCCGAACCCAAGCGTGCTGGGTACATCAGAAACCAGCGCATGCTTGACGAAGGCAAGCCGAACCTCGTGCTGGCATTTTTCGGGCCCGCTGAAGACGACTCCCGAGGCACTTCCATGATGGTTGACATCGCCCGCAAGGCTGGGGTGCCCGGCTGGTCGTACCGTCCGCACATCACGCCTGACCCGATTCCCTAGTTCGCAGTACGGTATGGGTTCCACCGCTAAAGGGCCCAACCAACCAACTAAGTATCGAGAAAGGATACACCATGCAGTTTGAATTTCAGGCAACCCTTCAGACGGTTGCAAAGCAGTTGTTCGACGCCACCTACGGGGTAGGCGTTCCGTCCAGTGAGCGCGATGGCGCGTTCAAGGCGCTTGGCGAGTTTGAGGCCCTTGCGGAAGCAGGGCACCCAGACGCCGTCTACGTTCTTGCGTGGTACGACCGCCTCATCACCGATTGGGAAGCCGAGGTCGAACGTTACGAACTCGAACTCGCTGACGCAAGTTGGGAGGTGATGTGATGTGGGTTGACCTGCAAGCAACGCTGGTGATTGCAGCGCCGATGTTGTTCGTACTTCTCGCCTTCTTGGTCGAGGAGTGGTTCACTGACTTCACCAGCCCACAGGCAAAGCGCCGCCGCCGCCGCAACCGCCGTATCCGCGCCCGCCGCAAAGCAGCACGCAGAAGCGGTTGGTGAAGTCATGAAGTCGAAGAGAAAGAAAGGAGGTGAGACCATGAGCAAGACGGAATTTGCAAGCGAGGTCGCTCGCGCAGCCGAGGCCGACGAGGAACCAAGGAAATAGGGGGTAACGCCCCTAAACGGTTCAGCAATAAAAAATCCGAAGGTCGTACCCTACCGAGAGGCTTTTTCAAGCCTCTCGGTAGGGTTCAGCGAAGGGTGTCTTGTATAGAGCAAGATTATCCTTTGCAATCAAAATCTGAAGGGAAAGTCCCGGAAGAAAACAAGTTACCGAGAAAGGGTAATATGCCTGAAGGCTACGAGCGTGAACTCGTAAACTCACAAGCGCCCAGTGACGTCATCACTGAATTCGCCACCATCGACGGAGAAACCATGGAGTTCGATTCGGACACCATGACCCGTTGCGAGCGAACCACCTGCGACAACGCGTGGCTCAACGATTCATATGACTATATGAATGTCTTTACGTTGGGCGGCGAACAGCAGTGGTGCGAAGACTGCGCCAACCTGCGATCATGGGTTTGTGACTCATGCTCCAACTGGTTCGACTCGTACTACGAAAGTTCCACCTGCGTTGACGACGAATCCAACGTCTGCTCTGAATGTGACGACAACACGTGGTACTGCGACAACTGCGAAACCAATCACTGGGATAACCACACTTGCGAGCGCGTAGAACAAGAGTTGATGTCCTACAACTTCAAGCCACGTCCAATTCACAAGTTCGCCAGCAATGAGATCTGGAATGGAGCCCAAGGGTACCCCACTCCCACTTACGGCATCGAACTTGAGTCGGAAAACGTAACACACCAGTTGAACGAAGCAATCGCCGCGTTCCGCACGCACTACACGATGGACGACTTCTACCTCAAGTCGGACGGCTCGCTGTCCTACGGCATGGAGATTGTCAGCCACCCTCGGTCGCTTGCGTCGTGGCGGGAAATTGCTCCCGAACTGGCCGTAGCGCTCAAGGAATTGAGCGGTCTCGGTCAGCGCGCTTGGTCGCAAACTCGTGCTGGTTTGCACATCCACGTTGGACGTAAGAACTTCACCACCAGCCACGCGGCTCGTTTCGTGATGTTGTTTGCGCGCAACGCAGAAGACTGGATCCGTCTCGCCAACCGCAAGACCTCGTACGCGTCGTTCAGCGGAATCGAAGGGGCTGCCGTCATGAAGGTCAAAAACCCAACGTGGGCTGCTCACTCCGACGCCGTCAACACTGGCGCCAACGGTGGAACAACGATCGAAATTCGTATCTTCCGTCCATCGCTGTCAGTCGGCCGCGTAATCGGTTCAATTGAGTTGGTCGATGCAGCAATTGCGTACACGCGCAACATGACCGCATACGATGCCATCCGCGGGGCTCTGGCCTACGACGAGTTCAAGAAGTACGTCATGTCGTGCGACAACTGGCCACTGGCCAAGAACATCATGCGTGGCTTGCGCTTCAACATGGAAATTCTCCCGCCCGACAATCGTGGAGACCGCTCATGTGCGTGATGTGCGTAGGAACGACCGCCAATGAACGGCCGACACGCGCTAACCTCGTCGTTAGTTGCATCAACAACCCAGACGGCTTCGGCTGGGGAATCGTGTACGACGCACAAGTCGAAGGAACACCAACCCGTCGACTCATGGCAAGCCACTCGATGACGTCCGAAAGCGCCATCGATTCGTACTTCGCGGCACTCGACCAGTTGGGCGAAGCAGTTGTGGGACACCTGTTCCACGCTCGCATCGCCACACGCGGTGGGGTTCACCTGAAAGGCTGTCACCCATTCTGGGTACCAGAAGGTACGCGTGAGTACGACACCAGTGCGTTGCTTGCACACAACGGAATGCTTGGCTTGAGCATCCCCAAGAACGACCAGCGGGTTGACTCGCAGGTCTTTGCGGAGGATGTGCTGCCAATGTTCGGTGGCGTCGAATCGCTGAACAAGCCGTACGTGTGGGACATCCTCAACGGTTACGTTGAGGGCGAACGCTCCAAGGTGGTAATTCTCAACACCATCTTCGAAGAGTCACCTGTCATCATCTTGGGCGAAAGCCTCGGATCGTGGGACAAGAACACCGGGCTCTGGTGGTCTAACACCTCATGGTGCAGCACTCCTTCGTATCGCACGCCAGCAAACGTGACCTACGGGTCGCGAATGCCAGCACGCGAGAGCACTTGGTCAGACTACGACATGTTTGAGTCAAAGTCAACCATGACCGAAGAAGAGTACGAAGAGTTGTTTGGCGGAATGGCATGCCTTGACACAACCTGCCCCGGCTGGGTTCTCCCAGAAGACGGACAGTTGTGCTTGGAGTGCGGCGTCTGCCAAATGTGCCTCGACACGTGGGATGAGTGTATTTGCGAAGACATTCGCGAATCACTGCCCACGGAAAAGCCATAAGCGGCTCCGGCTGGCATTTCCGATATCAAAAGTACATGGACAAGGTGGCCTTCGTGGTTTGCGCCATTGAAGGCTACCTTGTCTACTCTTTTGTACACAAGTACACAGCATCCATTGTTGGAGTCAACACCACCGATCCAGTTGCCCTGTTCGCAGGCACCTCTATTGGTGGGGCCATGTGGGCCACTTGGGTGAATGCCAAGCGCAAGTAAATAAATTAGGGTGGGAGTAGTCGAAAGACTGCTCTCACCCTAATTTTGTATTGGTGTTGGTCGCGTTTCTCACCGACCCTAAAGGGTCACCTCAAAACACGAATACGTAAGCCGCGGCAAGCGCGGACGCCGGAGGCGAATTATCCTTTGGTACCGCTCCGGCGAATTATCCTTTGGCACCGACCGCAAAATTCCCTCGGAAGAGGGGGCCTTAAACGAGTAAGAACCCACCTCTACCCGAGGGAATTATGCGCTTAGTTGCCGATGTAGCGAATGTAAGTGCGCTGGATCTTCACGCCGTTCTCAACCGTTCGGCGGTAAGCTCGCTCCCACTGCGGACCCTTGAACGGTCCCCATGCTGGGCGGTGAGCCGTGCCCTCGTAGAGCACAAACCACTGGTTGGGGCGAGACTTCCCAGCCTCAACAAAGTACGCTGACTTAGTTGCTGCGTAGCCACCACGCTTTGCTGGTGCTGGCGCTTCCCACTTAATTTCTTCCATGTTACCTCCTTTAAGGTGATACCCACATTAATGCTTAATCCCACAAATTGCAAATCATAAGAACAGATAACGACTATCTTTATTTAAATTTGCATTTAGTGTTGACAAGCACTAGATTTGTACTTGTGGTCGCAAGGCCATTATAACAGTAAAGGAAATGAGAATGACAAACGTTTCGGGCGACGGCTTTTACACGACCTGCAAAGGATCAATTTACAAGCCCAGCAAAAACCCCTTTGGTATCTGCGATTCGTGCTGCGAGTTGCGCACCCTCACCATTGTCTACAACGACATGGGAGACGAAATAAACTATCACTGCGACGATTGCCTGTGATAAACTAAGTTCGCTAGGGGGGTCGAGTCTGACTTCCTCGGTAATGAGCCGACCTGTTCCCTTTCTCCAGGTGCAGCTCCCCCCCTGGCACCCTTTAAGTAAGCCCGTTCCGTTTCTTGCGGTAACGGGCTACTCTTATTTTTGAGGCCTGATTGTATGCCTCAACACACGGCTGGCAAATGACGTGATAAGGGTCCTTGAGCTTAAGGCGGCGATGCTGTGCGTGGCCTCGCTCCGTGCCATGCTCAATCTCTTTGCGATTGGGAGGCTCGTAGCCCAACGAAACAGCCACGATGCGTAATTCCTGATACGACAAACCGCCCCACACTCCCCATGCTTCCCGATGTTCTAAGGCCCAATACAGGCAATCGGTTTTGATGGGGCAGGTAGCGCAAATATCACTAGCCTGTTGTGTGAGGCGGTCGTTGAAGAAGAGGTCTGTCTGCCCTATGCAAAGGGCTCTAGACCAATCCGTCATGGGCTAGAAGTCTTCCTCGGGGGTCGACCACTTCTTGGGTGCGCCCTTAGCGTCCTCGCTGGCGTAGCGAAGATCGGCCCCTGCTCCCTCAACGGTAAGGATTACCTTTGAGACAGTCTTGCCTTCCTTGTTTTCGTAACGGTCTTGGTTCAAGTTGCCGGTGACGATGACACGCTGGCCCTTGCGCAAGTTGTCCGAGATGCCCTGAGCAAGAGTGCCCCAAGCGGTGCAGTCGAAGTAAGAAACGGACTCTTCTTCGCCCTTCTTACGGTTAACCGCAATGCTAAAATTAGCGAGGGCAGTTCCCTTGTTTGTGAACTTCAGGTCCACGTCTGCGACCATGCGGCCGATAAGAGTTGTACTCATTTCATTTCCTTTACAGTGTTTTGCCTTGCGGCTTATTTATTATACCACGTTAGAAGCCTGCTCGCTTAAGCAACCAAGCCATTTCTTCCAGCGTTACGACTGCGTAGCCCAGTCGAGCTGGCTTGTTCCGCCGTTTGATAACAGCGATACCAAGATCCGCCTTCGCATTGGCTCGCTCTCGGGACGCTTCGTCCATGATGCTCGCCAACGTGATGGTCTTTACATTCTTGCACTCAATCACGACCCGAGGGATACCGTTAAGGTCGCCCTTGTCCATCGTGTTGCCTGCGCCGTAGCGTCGCTCGGCATAGGGGAACCCCATGTCGTTAAACACCTTGGCAACGTCACGTTCCCACTGGGAACCCTTTGCCTTTTCAGGCGTCGTCATTCTCGGCGCTCTCAACCATCAAGTCGATGGCCTTCTTGACAGTCTCCTTCGTCACGCCAACCTTGACAAGTGCAGTGAGGAAATCGAGCATCATGGCGTCGACCGTCTCGTCAATTTTCTTCTGGATTTCTTCTGGTGTAGTCATCGTGCAAAGCCTAGCACACGCTTAAAGTCCTTTGGCATAGCAATTGATTCTTCGTGCTCTTGACGCTTCTTTTCTAGGAAAGCCTTGTCAATAACGGGGATTCGAGGTCCAGTGTCCTTCACCACGATTGTCTCACCGTCACGCTGGCGCTGAGCCAGCATCGTGTGGTAGTGCTTGCGGAACTTGATCGGGGAAAAGATAACCGTGCCCCAGAAATCGTGCCCTATGCACCACGTCATCATCTCTTCGACGTTGGGCACCGGCACCTTGTCAATGCGCAACAACTTTTCCATTGCGGAAACGTTCGTGTCGTTCATAACAAAAGGGCGGTGGGAGTTGGCAACAATGCCTTCGTTGAGGCGCTCACAAAGCGTTCGAGCCTGCGCCCATGTCTCTGTCTGCTTGGTTCGTGCCACAGTTCGGGCGTTGACGAACTTCTTCATTTCCTCCACCTCTTCCACGGTGACACGCCCCTCCTGAATTAACAAACACAAAACTTCCTTGTACACGTCAGTCATCGCGCCACATCTTCCACGTCACATAAGTCGCACTCAACTTTAGTTTTTAGGTCGCTAAACTTTAGGTTTTCGGTAGCGTCCAGTACCTTGATTACGTCGCAGGGTGATTGGGTGATGCAGGTGGCGCACACCGGAAACCATTCCGTGTGCGGATGAGGCTGGTGCTTCTCTCGTAGGGCTTGGCGTTCGGCGGGGGTCATTGGTCGTAGGTGTCCATGATGCAGTCGTGCAAGTCCTCAAGGTCGAGCAGATGCTCAGCCGTATCGGAGCCGAACTGCTCGCCACACTTGCCACACATGCTGACAAACTCGTGCTGGTATGACCGGTACTCATCGAGGGCAATGGTCAGGTACGTAATCATGTCCAGCAGGCTGTCCTCGACGCCCTCGTTGCTAAGGCTGCCGCCAGAGGCGGCCCGTTGCAGACGCTTCATTTTGTCGTTGGCTCGCATGACTGCACCGACCCACGAGGGGATGCCGAACTCTTCGGAGCCACGAATGTTGTAGTAGGGGTCATGAGGGCGGCCGTAATCACGAGACTTCTTATCGTGCATGGCCTGCACTTCTTTTAGAATCAGGTTGAATGATGACATGATCAGTCCTTTGGAATTCGCATAGAGGCTATGCAACAAAAAATAATGATTGTACAGCAAATGGCGATTATCACTTGGTCTCCTTCGGGCCAGGTATATGAACAAACGCTGTGTTCAGGCTTTTGTTTTTTGGACAACGGTGCGACACATCGGTCGCAACGGCGTGAACTTTAAGGTTGCATTTTGGGCACTGGAAGTATCGCATACTTTGCTGGCACCTTTCCTCGGTAGGGGATTTGTTGGTTCTCGGGCTTGAACTGCGCACCACAGCCCTTGCAAAACACAAGGGCTGGGTGCGCGGCCGACAGGTTCATGAGCCAGTCGTGCCGGTGGGTCATTCGCCCAGTTCCAACAGGACGCCTGCAATTTCAGCGTCGGTCAGTTCGGACAACTTGCCGATGGAGCGGCCGAGGATTTTCTCTACGGCTGCCTTGCCCTTGATGGGCTCACCGAACTTGACGGCCAAGCGGTCGCGGAGTTGTGCCGTGAGGTCACGAACGCCATCGGCCGGAGTGGCTGCCTTGTACTCGGGGCTGGGCTTCGGGTGCTGCGACTGCTGTACCTTTGGTCGGCTTGCGGCGTTGCCGTCATCGTCATCGTCAGCCACGAGGCCGAGGATGGCCATGTAGGCGTAGCGTCGAGCGTAGGTGACAGCCGAGCCCTGACCCTGCGGGTCCTGCTTGGGCAGGTGCAGGAGCATCGAGTTCTGGATGTACTGACCCGACTTGTGCAGCAGGGTCGTGGTCAAGGTGTCAGCAAGGCTTCCGTCACCGTTCACGTCGAACGAGATGGATTGAGTGACAGCAAGACCGTGCTTCGTCAGGACGGGACTGGCCGAGGCCACCACGTCAGGCAAAGCGGCGTACTTGCTCTTGAAGAAGGGGTTGGTTGACCCCTTCGGGACCGCCGAAAATTCGGCTTGTGCTGCGACGAGGGCTGATGCCAACTCGTTGATTTCGGTACTGCGGTTCATGTTCCTCCTTAGAAACGGTGCTCAATAACGTACCCTAAGACACCGAAGACGGTGGCAAGGGCATTGATGTCTTCGAACGAATCTTCAAACGTTCGCTTTGTTGCGATAAGGACGTTGCCCTTCTCGTTTTCAATGAAGATGTCAAACAAACCATCTTCTGCTTGGACTGGGGTGATCTTAAAGAACACCTTCCCCTTACGGACCCGAAGCACGGGCCAGTCTGTCTGCATCACTGTGCGCTCCCTTCTGCTGCGTTGCTTTGTGTGATGGTGATTGCTGCCCCACCATCGGAAATGCACAGGTCCTTGAAGGCGCAGTAGTCACACTGCCACGCACGTCCGCTAATGGGGTCCAACGATATTTGCATGCCGTTGTCGTCCTGCGCAAATCGAGCAGGCAAATACCCCTGTTCGACTTGGTAGGCGATCTGCTCCATGCGAGCGAGTTCCTCGGACGCAAGGTCGTACCACTCTTCACGAGGCACGTAGTATTCGGCAAGGAAACGGTTGGTCCCCTCGACGCCCATGTTCGCTGCCTTGTTCTTTGACAGCGCCTCAAAAGTGATAGAGCCCATGATGAGCCAGTCGATTTCAATGTCAGGGTTTTCGTTCATGATGCCGATGGCGTTCATGCCAGCCTGAATGATTGCCTTAAGGGCAGGTCCTTCGCCCTCGTTCTGGGTGCCACCACGCATGCGGTTCCAGCCGACCTGCTTGTCAAATGAGTACGTGCCCATGGTCTTGAGTTCATACAAAGCGTGAGTGCCCGAGAAGAACTCGTCAAGCCCCTTCGTCTCAAGCAAGGCGTCGCAAGAACCGGACACGTAACTGCCGACCTGCGATGCCACCTCGAACTGTGCGCTGGGGTACTTGCGGCTGATGCAGTCCTGCAGTGCTTCGTGAATGATGGTACCTAGACCTGTCGCCCATGCACCTGCTTCGTCCATCGGGTTCGAGGGCTTTGCGTCAAACGCGGCGTATCCTTGCTGGCGTCCGCACGAAAACGCTGACGAGTAACGCATGGGCGTTCCTTTCGCCGTGGGCTTTGGTACTGCTGACTTGACGTGCAGCTCTTCAACGAGTGCACTTGTAATAATTGGTTTGTCTGCTTTAAACACACTAACTCCTTTTTGTAGGTTATTGATTGTACTGCTTGGACACGGTGCCTGTCAAACCGGCTTGGCGCTCAATTTCTTCGAGCAGGGCGCCGCATTCTTTGCCGAGTTGCCAGTCTTCGTGCTTTACTTCGATAAATGCCAGCGCAACAACCATCGTCACGTACTGGTCTGCGGTCAGTTCAAGACTAAACATTTTCAGCCTGTCCGCCGCTGTTCTTCATGCGCTTCTTGTAGCGACGGCGATCAAGATTGGTCGTCCCTCCATAGATGCCAACCGTGATGTTGTTTTCAATGGCGTAATCAAGGCATTCCTGTCGAACAGGGCATGCGTTGCAATACGTTAGGGCTAACCGCTTGCGGCTACCAGCCAAAGTGTCGGTGTCGTCCGGCATAAAAATGGCGGTGTCGACCCCACGGCACTGGGCTTTCTTCTTCCAGTTTGTGTATGTCATGACGGCCACAATACAGGTGGCTTGTGACATTGTCAAATCGAGACGTTGTATTTTTTTTTCATGAAGGTTTCTAAGCGCATTCCTTCATAACGGCGACACAAATAATCAAGAGAGATAAACATTGGACAGTACGCGCCACCTTCGACTTCGTGCTTAACGACGATGCCTCGGAAGTGGGCGTTTCCCTGCGGCCCCTTGTAATCCTCATCGTGTAGATAGCACGCTCCCGCAACCAATCCGTGTTGCGACTTGCCTGCGACAAAGCGTAAAGAGTACCCGAGCGTCTGCTGGTGGCCCATCGAGAACGAGTGCCCAATGGTCTTGAGTCGCGAGTCAATGGTTCCTCCAAAAGGCTTGCCCGTCATGGGGTTATAAAAGTAGTGCGAATAGGCCACGCCGTCGAGCCAAAGAATGTCGAGGAAGGGTACAGGGCGCCAGCCCAACTCCACGTCATTGAACTGGAAATCGCCCACCACGCCTTCCAACTGGGCGTCGGCAGACACGGCACGGTTGATGCGGTCCTCGTGGTTGCCTCGCAAGATGTAGCGTTCGGGGTGCCAGCCTGCGTGCTTGGTTTGCTTGCGTACTTTGTTGAGGTCGATCAAAGGTTGATTCAACACAACAAATGCGTCGTTGCCTGCCTTGATGTCCTCAAGAAAGCGTCGGCCCTCCATGGCCTTCTTCCCCTTGTCGTAAAGCGAAAGCGAAGGCATGTCCCAGTGGTCACCAAGGTGGATAATCTTGATGGGTTGGTCGCGGAAATGGTCGACAATGTACTGACCGATCCAGAGAAGATGGTCGGTCGGCGCACCAGGCTTGGCCTGCGTGTCGGGGATTACGACATGAACGGTTGGCTTAGGAAGCAAGGCAAGACCTCCTTGGTCCTGCTTAGCCTATCACACGCTAGTGCAAACCTGTGCAATTTCCGCAGGCGTGCAGGTATAAACGTCGTTCAACCGCATAAGAGGCTCGTACCCAGCAAACCACAAAGCGGCGGCAGCAAGGCCAGAGCAAATCCATGTGCTGCCATGCCGAAGACAGATAGCATTTGGCAACCACATGTCAAATGCGCATGAGAAAATGGACAGCCACGAGTACTTGTCCCCCACCTGGGCGCGAGCAAACGTCAGCAATTTCATGCGGTCGGCCTGAATGGGAAGCGGAATGACCTCGTATCGGCCACCTGGGGCCACCGAGGACAATGTCTTGTCGTTCGTTACGCCTTTGGCTTCGGCTTGAATAACATACCATTGGCCATCCACTTGTCGGTCAAGAATCGCAATGTGGTTCCATTTTGAGAACCGACTGTCTTGGAGGCGACGTTCAGCGACCCGAATGGCACGTCCGAGTATTCCTGTCGAGTGACAAAGTACCAAATCACCGGGCTTCATCTCCATCTCCTTCGTGGTAGGCCTCTAGGTCTTCTTCGACCTTAGCAATCAGGTCCTTGAGTTCGGCAAATTGGTGCGTCTCCATGGCAAGGATTTTGCGGATGACCTTGGCGTCGGCCTTGGTCTGCTGGTACATGGCAATGCCCACGACCAGTTCAATCAGAACCGCCATGTACGAAGCCGTGTAGTTCCACCACTCCAGTACACCCGCCGTGTTGATGCCCCAGCAAACCACCGTAGCAAGCGTCACGGCGCCCACAAACTCCCAGCGACGAATCGCGTTCTGTGCTGTCCAAGAGAGGTGTTCCCCTAACGTGATGTTCTCACCCGTAATCGGGTGCTTCCAACGCTTCATTACAATCCTTCGTGTGCGCCTAGGTGTCGGGCAAGTTCCAGTTTTACTTCGTCAATGTTGCGCTCAATGCGGTCAATGGCATCACGCATAGATGAGCCGTGATTGGGTCGCAGCTCTGCCTGTAGTTCGTGCAGGCGTTCTGTGACCGATCGGGCAAGGGCATTGTGGACTACACGCCAGACACCGACGACTGCGCCTGCCACCACAACGACTGCTTCGGTGATGTACCAGAAGTTCGCTGAGGTGAATACCGACGCCATCATGACTGCGGAAGGCGTGGCGTGCCTTGGGTGTTGAAGCGAAGGTAACGCTGGGGCTGGCGTCCGTCCTGCGAGACACGAACGAACGAAGGGTCGCCCTGCTGTCCCATGCTGACGGTCAGTGGGTCTGGGCCTGCCTCCACGACAAGGGCCGTGTGCCAGCCCACGCCGGGGCCGTAGACGATGGCGTCACCGGGCTGAACCTGAGCGAGCGGAATCTCGGTGCCGGTCGACAACTCGGTGCCGGTGTAGCCTTCGTGCGTAGCAAAGCCTGCCTTGTTGGTGGGGTCAGTGGCGCAGCCAGCAACCCAGTAGCACCACGTCACGAACATGGAGCAGTCCATGAACAGGGGGAACTTCGGCGGGTACACGCCAATGGCTTCGGCGCGGTTGCCTGCCTCTGAATAGTTGAAGTGCTGCTTATTCGCCACGGCCCATTTAGCCCAGGCAACGATTGCATTACGGGTATCTGTCATGTTTTTCCTTTAGGTTGATGGTTTGGTGTATGAGTAAGGTCCAAGGGTCTTGATGTCGACAACAATGTCGCCTTCGTACCCGTTTTCGTAGTTGTCTCGACGCTTGTGGGGAATCCAGTCCAGCGACTCAATGACTGAGATGCTTGCGCTGAGTGGCCCTTCTTGGTAAATCACAATGTTCTGTGCTTGGCGTAGCGACTCTAGCCAATAGAAATTGTCGTAGGGGTCCATGTAAACTTCTTGCCCATCAACAACGTCGACCGAGAAAAGTTGCAAGACAACGCTTATCTGCGTACCAGACACCACGTTCGGGAACGCCTTGAGTGTCCAGCGGTACATGACCGGCGAGGTGTCGTTGGTGGTGGTATGCGTACCGGCGCTCAGCGTCATCACCACTTGGAACTGCGATGACTTCGGGTTGGAGACACTGCCCACCGTAGGCATTGGGTATTCCTTGGTGGCCGTACCAATGGCGGTCGGTGAAGTGAAGGATGAGATGGGTAGCGTCAGGGCAAACGAGTCCAGCGGTTCGCAGATGACGTTGGCCTGAATACTTGACCCGTAGTTGGTCGAGCCACCGTACTCAAAATAGACCGGCGCCTTCTGGTCAGGGATGCCGTAGTCAAAGATTGACGTAGTAAGCGTTCCGCTCGAAACATACTTGGTTGCGCTGATTACACCATTGACGTTCTTGGCGTAGGGCTGGTAGACGCCGAGGCCGCCGACTGCGATGAGTGGCAAGTTTGTTGATGGATTCCACGCCAAAGAATTGACGGTGCCCTGGCCAGTGACCATAAGGTCGGAGGTGTAGACCGGTGCCAGTTCGTCTTGGTTGATGAACGTGGAGAGGTCTAACTTGCCAAGACCGGTGCTGCTGGTGTCGTAGTTGTTCCAAGCGAACCAAACGAAGCGACCGTCACCAATGATTGCCGTGACCGGCGAGGTGAGCGGCTGCAAGATGTTAGGAATCAACGGACCACTCTTGAGGTCGCCCGTTGCCGTAGCGGTGGGGTCGTACACACTCAACGTCTGCGCCATGCGGATGCCGCGGTTGGTGCCAATGAAGATGAAGTTGAGGTAGGATTGAATTGCCGTGGGGTATTCGTCTGGCGACATTGGAAGTGCCTGAACCGGGGAAACCAACTGGAACGGCTGAGCCACTGTCGACGTTGATACCGTAGCCACGTTTGAGGGTGATGTGGTGCTGGAGCCAAGCAGGTCGGAGCGGTAGATGCACCCGTTGCCGTTGGTCGTGGTGCCGCTCACCGTGTGACTGGAGTAGCCAGCAAAGTACACTTGTGTCTCTCCGCCTACTGCGTCAGACCACACCCAACTGGGGTCAGGGTGACTAAACAACAGGTCGCTCACAGAATTGTTACCCATGCTTCCGCCGACCGCAAAAGTGCCGTAGGTTGATGGAGTCAGCGTTAGGCCGTTGTTATCGACAATGGTGATTTCATTGCCGCTGATTGCGCCAATAGTCCATGTGTTGTTGAACAGACTGCTGGTGGACTTGGCAATAAGGCTTGTAAACCCAGTGGTTGATGCAAGGCTTTTTGTGACCCAAGAGAACGTATTACCACTACCACCTACAGCCGACACGGTTACTGTCTCGGCCTTGTAGGTGCCGGAGAAGTTCATCTCAACGGTGATGGTGTTGCCAACTTGAAAACCGCAGTACGTTCCACTGGTGCAGGTAGCGGTAAGCGTGGTTCCGGACAATGAAAGGCTGGTGGCCTGCGCCTGCGCCTGCGTATCAGCAATGGTGATGCTTTGACCTACGACAAATTCAGTGGAAGGATTAGTCATATAGACAAACGTTCCCGATGAACCGTGACCACCGGAGCCGTTGGCAATCTGACCAATGTTTTCCGCAGTGACGGTAACGCTGAATCCAGAGCCGTAGATGGGTGCGGTGGTTGCCGAGCGGGGCTGGAAAGCATACAGTTGGTTCGAGGTTGAGCCGTAGCCACCAGCAATCAACTGGTCGTTGGCCCACGCCACCATGCCGTAAGAGCCGGAAGCAAACAACTGGAACGAACTAACACCAGGCTGGGCGAACCAGATACCCGTGTCCGTTGCCAGCCAAACGTAGGTAGGAGATGCGGCCATGTCGTGCATAACCGTTGGTGCGGTGCCGCCGTAGGTTGTTCCAAACGAGATAGGGAGCACACCTGATTGCGTCCACGCCGTGCCGATGGAGGTATTGCCGTTGAAGTAATACACCGACACCGTGCCGCCAGAACTTCCACCCATAACGACATAGCCGTTGCAAGTTACAACCTGAACATTGGACGCGGTGCTAGCCAGAACCTTGTAGGTGTCCGGCAGGAGCGTGGCCTGCGCGGGGTAACTGAAAACGTCGATGCCCTTGCTTGCATAGAAGCGCATGTCGCTATCACCGTCACGGTGGTCAAGGTATTGCTGGCCCGCACCCATTGACCACTCGCGCTGCTCTCGACGCCACAGACCCTCAGTGTTGACCGTGCCTTCACCCATCACGTTCGTCATCTGGACTGCTTCACGCTGGGCAGGAATAGAGCGGTGACGGAAAGCCTCACGTCGATACGGCTCAAACGAGGTGTCTACTGGGAACGTGCGCGTCTGCGGTGCATACGTTCCGGTGCCGTCTGGGTAGGGAACGCCAGAGGTGTCCGTGATGGAAATGCTGTATCCCTGTAGGCCCGCAAGCCCTGTGGTCGGCGTGTAGTTGATGGTCATTAGAGTGGGCTGACCCTCGTGTACTGACGCTGGAGTCGGTCGGCTTCTTCAGAAATGCGCTGGGCGCGACGCATGATAAGTGCATTGACTGATCCAGCCACGGCACCTGGAGCAACTTCCTGAGCCTTACGCGGGTCAGGCTGTGACTCCATGAAGTTACGGCTGATTTCTCGTGGAATGGTCAAGTCAATCTCGGCACCTAGGGCCGGCAGGTCGAGCATCGTCGGCACCATGTTGGGAATGGTTGTCGGCGTTGCGGCTTGAAGCGTGATGCCGGTAGCCGTCACCGAGGCGGGCTGGGTCATGTAGAATGTCGTACCGCTCGATGAGGGAATCGAGTAGATAGTGGCGTTGTTCGGGATGTAAGTATTCACGCCCGTGCTGTCGGCTACTGGCATACCTGGGCTCAACTCAGCAACCGTGGTTGCCGACACGTTCGACACCAACGTGCTACCAGCCGTGACGTTACCGGTGAAGGTGTAGGCCACCGTGTTCTCGTAGCCGTTGTAGGGTGGCGCCTCGTCGTTGGTGCCAGGCGTGTTGATGAACGAGTCCGTGGTGTCGACCATCTTGATGAACGGAGCCGAGTAGGTCACGTAGATCGGCAAGCCTGGCCATCCCGATTCGTACAGAACCAAGCCGAGACCCGAGGGGAACGATGGGTCGGTGTTGCCTGAGTTCCAACGAATGACCTTCCAGCGGCGAATCGGTGGGAACGTACGGTAGGGCGGTGCGATGCGGTAACGAACCTCAAGGATGTCGGTGAAGTTGGCGGGCAGGGCGCCAAGGTCGTAACCGGCGAACACGGGGTTGTACGTCAGTTCGGCCACACCCACACGGAACAAGCCGTTGGTCGGAGACGAAAGCGAACGCAAGTCATCGTTGATGGCCACACCAATGTCGTAGCGCGAGTAGCGAGGATTGATGTAGGTAACGGTGTTGTTGTTGTGCGAGTTCGCGGTTGAACCCATGTAGCCACGCTCGACGGTGGCAATGCCGGTTCCAGACACCCAAGACAGGACCAGCATCAGTTCGAGGTCGATGGCAAGGATAACGCCAGGCTGGATACCGCTCGTCTGCGAACCGGTAAGCAGAACCGTGCTGTCGGTTGGCAGGATGGCAACGCCGCTTCCGGAACTACTGGCCAGGACCGTACGCTCACGGATACCGCCCATGGTGCGACGGTACACCTTTTCAATCATGTCGCCAAACGTTGCGCCCGTTGTCGACGTACTGGCTGAACCGCCTACTGTAATGATGGATGGCATGAGTTTCCTTTACCTGTTAGTTCATCGCTAGAAGCATGTTGCCGCCAGCAGTGGCAGCAGCGGGGATGATAAATCCGTAGACCGTACCGACTCCGTAGCCACTGGCTGATGCAGGGCTGACGTATGTTGCGCTGCTTCCTGATGATGAGGCAATCTGATAGTTAATAAAAGGAGCGCGAGAGTTCACAATGGATGACCCAATAAACGTGTCTGAAGCGCCAGCCCAGGTTCCGGTCGGCGTTGTCGACGCCCAGGTATAGGCTTCACCAACCGCCAACAGCAATTCGCCGGATGACCATGAAAGACCCGTTGCCGTAACCGTTGAACCAAATGTCGTGTTCGTCAATGGACCGAAGGCTGCGGTTGGAACAAATGACTTTGAGCAGCCGGAGAACATGGCAATTGAGTAACTACCCGCAGTGGTCGAAGGGTTGCTGCTCAGCGTCACCGCGCTCGACAGATAGCCTGCTCCAGCATTGACGCCAATGGCAAACCAGTTACCCTGAGCGGCGCCACCAGAGTTGGTACCAAAGGTATACCACGTTGCGCCAGCACCGCTTGCGGTTACAGTGGTCCAGTTTGCGTTACCCGAACCAAGTGCAATGACGATGAGGTCGCCATCCACAGAGATGCGTGGCAAAGAAATAGACGTGGTAATTCCACCGTTGTTGGTACCGTAAGCCCCGGTGATAGCCATTACGCCACCGCCACACAACGCCACTTAGATGTGGCACCGTTGTAGATAAAGCCAATGGTAAGCGGAAGCGTTGTTGAACCGTTGGACGAAGTCGGCACGGAAACAGTCGAGTTTTCTGTGTTGTTGAAAGACAACGTCACGGAAGAGGCGGAGTAGTCATAGAAGCGAACGATTGATTGCATGCCATCAACAGCACTTGTGGTCGACATGGTAATCGTTACAGACAAAGCGGCGTTGTTCGTTACCTTGGTTGAGGTGTACGATGATGGCGTGACAGTGGCCGCCTGCGAAGAAACAGTTACCGAGCCAACGCTGGGGGCCAGCACGTTTGACGTGACGCTGGTGGCCGTAGCAACACCAAGAGTAGGCGTGGTGAGCGTGGGGCTGGTGGCGAACACTGACGCGCCGCTTCCTGTGATGCCGTTGAAGGGGCCGACGAGGGTGTACCAGATGCCGTTGAAGTATTGCAGAACGTAGTCGGTGTAGAGGTAAGGGAGGCTGAAC